TTCACATGCAGAAGGTGCAGCAACAATTGCAAGTGGTAATTATTCACATTCTGAAGGTTTAGAAACAATTGCAAGTGGTAATTATTCTCATGCGGAAGGTTATCAAACATCTGCAACAACAAATTATTCACATGCAGATGGTTATCAAACAACAGCAAGTGGTTATGGTTCACACGCTGAAGGTTATCAAACAACAGCAAGTGGTTATGGTTCACACGCAGAAGGACATTTAACAACAGCAAGTGGATACTATTCCCACGCAGAAGGAGATAATACAATTGCATATGGTTTTTCATCACACGCTGAAGGACAAGGAACTATTGCAGTTGGTAATTACCAACATGTAAGTGGTAAATTTAATGTTACTGGAAGTACAGAAGGGTCATTTATTATTGGTAATGGAACAGATGATTTAAATAGAAGTAATTTATTAGAAACTACTTCAAATAGTGTTAATATAAATGGTAATTTAAATGTAACAGGTTCAACTGATTTAGATATAGTATCTACTAATACTATAAACATAACCTCATCCCCAAATACTAACACTAGTGATACTTCTGTTTTAGTTAGAAATTCAACAACTGGGGATGTTGAGATTAGGTCAATAACAAGTTTAATTTCAACTAACAATACTATATATGTTGCTCTCACAGGTAGTACAGGAGTTGATTTTAACACTATTAAACAAGCTGTAGATAGTATAACAGGAGCAACATCCGCTAATACATATACAGTCAAAGTTTATGCAGGTGTTTATTATGAAGACCCATTTACAATACCATCTTGGGTTGCGGTAGTTGGTGATAGTTCGTTATCTACTGTCGTAGAGGCAAATGATTCACAACAAACATTAATTAATTTAAGTGACCAATCGGCAATTTTTGATTGTCAAGTTCAAGGTTGTACAGGAACTAATGTGTCCGCAATTGTATATTCGTCATCAACCACACCACAATCATTAGCGATTTCTTATGTTGAGAATGTTAGATTTGGTTCTAATTATACTCACGCTAAAGTTGTTGCTTATGGTGGGGCAAATATAATTATGCAATGTTCTAATGTTAAATATGGTGGACAACCATTCACTGTAGGTTTCTATACTACAAATAGTGGAAGTGGGATTGGTAGAATGCAATTACGAAATGTTACATCAACTAATGGAGGTATTGTAACAACAGCAGGTTTAATATTTGCAAAAACCGATGCACAAAGTTGTGGATTCATTGTTAATGGATGTTTATTAACTAAAGCTGTGGGTGGCAGTTCAGGTACTGGTTTTTATGTTGAGAATGGAGGATTTTTAAGATTAACGGCAGTTAATTTCCAAAGATGGTCAGTAGGTATTGATGCCCCTCAAATTGGTTCAGCACCAAGTATTGATGGTATTACCCTTAATTTTGAGAACAACACTATTGATGTTAATATAACACACTCAGGTGCGACAGGAAAAATACAAGGAACTGATAATTTTTTGAAGACAATTATTAATCAAAACGCACCAATATATGTGGTAAATAAAGACCCTAAAGAAATAGTTGTTGCAAAAAAAGGTGGTGATTTTTCATCCATTAAATCAGCGGTTGACTACTTAATCGCATCGGGTAATACATCATTAACTAATAGATATGTAATTTCAGTAGGTCCTGGTATTTTTATTGAGGATGAAATAGATTTAACACAAACACCGTATGTGAGTATTGTTGGAAGTAACATTCAAACAACTCAAATATTACCAAATACGAATACACAACATATAATTAAAATTGGAATTAGTAATGAAATTTCGTTTTTAAGTCTAAGTGGTTCTCCGTTGGGTTATGCCGCCATTTATTGTTACGATATAGGTGATTTTGCACAAGCACATAAATTAACATTTTATGATTGTGATACATGTATTTGGGTGGAGTCAAATACTCAAGACACTAAATTTTATGGTGAATATATTGATTATAATGGTGAATATGAATATGGAACAAAAGTAATTGGTAATAATGGTTATTTAGCTTTAGCCAATATGGAAAATTACTTTAATTTCCCAACTGGTGTGAATGTTACGTATTGTAATTACGCAACAGGTAGCGGAGCAACATTAAACACATTTGTTGGTGATAATGTTAGTAATGGTGTGTCTGGTACAACAGCGTATTATATTCAAGATGGAGCATCGTTAAATGTCTCAACAATAACAGTAGATGGGTGTACGTATGGTTTAAGAAACCCAAATATTGGTAATCCAATAAGATTTGATATTGACAATGCTAGTTTAGTTAATGGTGAATGGGACATATACGTTGAGAGAATTGGAACATTCGGAACATTAGGAGGAAGTTTAAGTCAGGAAAAAATATTTACAGTTTCAGAGGATGTTTATTGGATGTTCTTAGATGCTGACAATGGTGAATTACAGATTACTAGAAAGGGATCAGTGACATTTACAGATGGTTCTAATACCGATTTTACAACATTAATCTTTGAAGGTTCTTCAATGGGTTTGCTATCTGGAGGAACATTAACAACAATAAGTGCAACAACAATTCAAGCTGATAGCGGTTATGGTTATGTTGAAAAATCAGATAATAGTGGTATTATTAGAAGAATTAATTGGTCACCAACACAAATAACTTTGTCACCAAATACCAATAATTATATTTTTATAAATGAAAATAGTAATTTAAGTACTTCAGGTACTAGACCAAATTCAGATTATAACATCATTTTAGGTAGAGTTGTTACAAATTTAACTGATGTTAAATTTATTGATTTAACACCTTTTGATGCAGAACACACTTCAAACAAATATAATAATTTGTTTAGTAATGCGATTGGTCCAATATATAACACAGGTTCAATAGTAACTGAAGGTGTAACAACATTTACACTTGATATTAGTAGTGGAGACTATTATTTCTCAACAAACCAAATAAACCCAATTGGTGGAACAGGGGTAACATTTACTCAGTATTATAGAAATGGAACTGGATCAACTTGGGTTACAAGTGCAACTTCAATTGTTAATAGTACACAATACGATAACAATGGTACTCTTACACCTTTAACAACATCTTACTATACCAAACATACATTATATGTTGTTGGGGATGGTGCATATGAAAATTATTTTTTAGTTTTAGGTCAAAACGAATACTCAACTTTAATAGAAACTGAAAATGCACTATTATCAACACCACCAACTTATTTTACCGACTCTGTAACCCCAATTGCAAATATATACGTTCAAGAAGGAACAACAGGTACAACTCAAATTGAGGATATTCGTCCAATCATTGGTTTTAGAGCAGGTGGTGTTAATTCTTCATCCGTTCACGGAAACTTATTGGGTTTAAATTCCGATGATCATATACAATATCTATTAGTAAGTGGTTCTAGAGGGATGAGTGGGAACCTTGATATGGGTATTAATAATATTACAAATGTCGGTACGGTTGATGGTGTAACTGTTTCATCTCACGCTACCAGACATCAATTTGGAGGTTTAGATCAAGTTGGTACAACCACACCAACACCCAATGCAATACCTTACGCTGATGTTAGTGGGACACTTGATAGTTGGATATCAACAGCAACAACTTCAAATTATGGTAAAGTAAAAATAAGTGATTCGTCAAGTTCTGTAGTTATTAGTGATAGTGATTTAAGATTTTTAAATTCATTTACAGGTGGGACATATTCAAATGGAACAGTATCATTAACAAATAATTCAGGGTCAATATATACGATAACTGGATTAACAACACCATTTACTGGTGGAACTGTGAATGGTTTAATCGCAAATACAATATCAGCAACAACATATCAAAATTTACCAATTGACCCTAACACTTTTGTAACAGGGTTTTCGTATTCAAATAACACATTTACAATTTCACAAAATAGTGGTTCTACTCTAACTTCATTGATTAACACAATGACTGGATTAACTATAAATGGTAATTTAAGTACCACTGGATATACGGTTGTTGGTGGTCAATTAGTTGCATTAGGTGGAAATAGTGTCACTACACCAACATATAGAACATCGTTAGGTGGTAGTAATTTATCACCAAGAGGTACATTTGGTATTGAGAGTACTGGTGCAAATAATCATAGATATTCATTTGATCCAGTAAATCAGAATGGATTAGTTTTTACTGTCTCAAATAATGGATCTGTTTATATCGCTAGAGCATCAATTTCAGTATTAGCATCTGGTGGAATTAGTTCTGAAATTGGTACAATGATATTTAACACCTTAAATGGTTCTGATAATTCAGAAAGGATGAGGATTAATAATCTTGGTAATGTTGGTATTGGTAATAGTTCACCATCTGAAAAATTAGATGTTCTTGGTAAAACAAAAACAACAAATATTCAAATAACATCAGGTGCAACAAATGAATATGTTTTAACTTCAGATGTTAGTGGTAATGGTACTTGGAAACAAATCCCTCCATTTACTGGTGGAACTGTGACTGGTACAACCAATTTTACAAATGGTTTGACTGCAACCACAATATCAGCAACAACATACCAAAACTTACCAATAAATTATGGTTCATTTGGATTAACAATTGATGGTAGTGGTTCAGATATTATCGTTGGTAATAAAGGTTATGTGATTATTCCATATAATGGAACAATTACAGGTTGGAGTGTAGTTGGTAATACAAGTGGTAGTTGCGTTATTGATGTTTGGAAAACAACATCGGGGAATATTCCAACATCAGGTGATACAATTACTGGAACTGAAAAACCAACATTGTCTTCGCAACAAATAAATTCAGACTTAAATTTAACTACTTGGACAACAAATGTTTCTCAATACGATGTAATCGGATTCAATGTTGATTCAACATCTGGATTAACAAGAGTGAATTTGAGTATACATATAATTAAACAATAAATTCAGGTTATTCTTTATGTTAATGATAGTGTAGAATTTGTACCAGGTATTGATACCGATGTAAACACAAATATAGATTATTATTTTTGAATAAACAATATTTTATATTCTTAAAATAAAAAACCCCAATAAAGGGGTTAAAATTATTTACTTTTTTAGTAAAATCATATATTTATAATTAAATTATTATATCATGTCCAAAAATTTAATTGAGTTTAATGCTTACGATGCTGATGTAGTTCCGTATAGTGGTTATAATTCTAATAAAACTGTTCTAGGACCTCAGATTTATAAATTTACTGGTAGTAGTTCTGCCAATTATTATATTGGACCTCATGAAACAACATTTAGAGATATAACTCAAGATACTGGAACAAATCATTGGGGGAGTATTAGTGTAATAAAATATAATGATAATATCCAATGGTTATTTTCTTTAAGATATGGGGCAACTGGAGGTGGTGGTCAATCCGCATCTGACATATGTATGTATGAATTTAATAAATTAACATATACATATACTTATGTTGGTTCGGTAACTTGTGCTAACGCTGCTGCTGCTGGAGGAACAAATCATTACGGACTCAGTACAAATCTAACGTATTATACCGCAGGTACTGTTCAAGTTAGTGGCACTTCAGTTACAGGGACAAGTACAGATTGGATAGATAATAGAATACCTATTGGTGCTAGAATAGGATTTGGTTCTAATAATCCTCAAGATATATCAACTTGGTATAGGATATCAAATTATCCTTTGATGAATTCAACTCCATCATTATTAAATGGAACCGTAACTGCAATTGCATTTGACACATCAGGAAATACATTTATTGGTGGATCGTTTACAACTTATAGTGGTGTCTCAGTTGGTCGTTTAGCTAAGATATCAAGTGGGGGTACTTTAGATACAACATTTAATACTAATATTGGTACTGGACTTAATGCTTTTCCGCAGGTCATTAGTGTTGATTCAAGTGGGGATTTATATGTTGGTGGTAATTTTACAACTTATTCTGGAGTAACTAATAATCGGATAATAAAATTATTTAATAATGGGTTAAAAGATACTTCATTTGATAATGGGTCTGGTGGGTTTGGTGGTGGTACTGTTAATGATATTAAATTTGATTCTGTAGGTAAATTATATGTTGGTGGTAATTTTACGACATATAAGGCAGTTGCTAATAACTACATTATAAAATTAAATACCAATGGTACAAAAGATACTTCATTTGATAATACAACTGGGTTTAATACTGTGGTACATACTATTGCAGTTGCCGAAAATAATAGTATTTATGTTGGTGGTAATTTTACGACATATAAGGCAGTTGCTAATAACAACATTATAAAAATACTAAGTGGAGGTACTAAAGATACTTCATTTGATAATGGGTCTGGTGGGATTTCTGGCGCACTAAACAAAATAATATATAAACAATCAACAGGTTCGATTATTGTTGGTGGAGGTTTCACTCAATGGAAAGGTGTTTCCAATAGCTATTTGACTGAAATTTCATCTGGAGGAACTGCGTTAATGTCTTCTAGGTCTTCTCAAGCTATCTATGATATGGATATTGATTCTTCTGATAATTTATATTGTTATGCAAATCAAATAATAACTAAAAGAAATATTAATACTTTAATAGCTGATCCTAACTTTAATCCAAATATAATATTTACAACAAATGCTGCTTTTAGTCAAATTATCGCAGTTGATCCAACTGAAACTAGATTATATGTTGGTAGTGCTAATGCAACTATTGATAGTAATATAGTTTGTGTTAATACTTCGGATGGTGAAAAAACTCCTAATTTTATCACTAACGCTCAAGACATTACAAGTCAAGTTATAACATTAAACTCTTTTGCTGGAACATTCCCTATGGGAACACCATATGTTATTGAGAATTTGATGTTTTCAGAATTTCATCAAAGTTACGGTGTTTGTTTAATTCAAGGATTATCAAAAGATGATTTTACATCCACACCAACTTCTATAGTAACGCCTGCGTTAAATTACGCAGGATTATCCAAAGGTAAGTATATATTGTATGATGGATTTTATACATCTAGTAACGGATATAACACAATCGGTATTAGTAATGTAGTAAAAGATACTAATATATTAACCTTAGAGAATTCGTCAACTCAATATTTGTACACAATTAATACCGCTGGTCGTGTTGCAAGATATAACATTAAAAATCCATTAATAACTCAATTAGGAAGTGGAACTCAAGGTATTTTAAGGTATAGTATCCCTTCACAATTAATATTAACTAATACACCAATAATAACACCCACAGGTGCCGCAGTAGCTGGTTCAGCAAATGGAAACCTTAATATAGTTACAATGCAGAGTGGTTCAGCATCTGGAATAACTTCATTATTTACTGATAGTACTGGTATAGTTCAAACACCAATATCGGAACTAGTAAATGAAGGAGTTCCGTTATATACTTATATGCCCGAAGTTCCTCCAGGTTCAACAACAACATACAATGCAGCAGGTAATGTTGGTAAGGTATTTTATATGCCTGAGATAGACAAATTAATTGTATTGAACGCATCTTCAACAGCCAAAAGTTATATTACCAAGTATCAATTAAATATGATACAACCCACATTATCTGGTACTTTATTTGGTAGGGAAACATTCGCTAACTTATCATATAATAATTCATATGATACAACATTTTTATTTAATGGGGGTCAATTACAAGGAAATACATCTAATGTTTTAGCTCCAAAATATCCAGACACATTAGGAACAGGATTTTTTGGTTCGGTGTTAGATGGTACTTTACACTTATGTAGACCTTTAGCAACTATTCAAAATAATTTATATGCTGTGCCTATGGGTTGTGAAGCATTATATGTTGATTACTCAAATAATGTGTTTATAACACCAAAATATACATTACCAAATGTTATAGCAATTACAGGTTTATTTGTTAATTCATATAAACAATATGGTAGTTATCCATTCGCTATTCCCCCTGAACCGATTGTAATTCATTATAGAACAACAGGTATAACGGCTAATACTGGAACTTGGACTGAATTTACGGATGTTCAATCATTGAATGATGATATTATTTGTGATGGTGTTTTAAATTCAATTGATATTCAGTTTAGGTTTTCGTATAAAGTTGCAGGTAATACTTGTTTAACAAATAAAATATATGGTTTTAGTTTAGCTTATGAAGATGATAGAACGGATTCACATTATAGTCCATCTGTGTCTAAATCTAGTTTAAGTAATAGAACATTTGCTTGGAGACAAGAACAATTATGGAATAGTACTATTCCTGATTTGAGAATCAGATTATATAACGCGACTAATAGTAATATTGTATTCTATGATACAGTATTAACTTCAGCATCAGGAACTTGGGAGTATTCAACAGATAATGGTGTTACTTGGTTACCTTGGTCATCATCAGCAGATGCTGTGGGTAATTATATTAGATATGTCGCTGACTTTATACCTGTAGGAATAAAATTAAGAGTGGGGTTAAATAGAATTTAAGGAATGAATACTAATTTTATTGATTACGATTTCAATACTGATACGGTAACTTATCCATCAAATTACAATTCAACAAAATTGAATATGGGACACTTGATGGTGAGAAATACCGATAGTGATGGTTATGTTTATGTATCACCAGTTGAACCTAGGTTTTTAAGGGGAATTGAATCACTTTCTTTACCACCATTTTCTTGGGGTTTTTCTGTAAATCCAATGGGTAGTGTTGGATTTTTAAAATATAATTCAGATGTAAGTTGGGTTTTTTTTACTAATGGTAATAGTCCAGGTGCTAATAATACATTTTTTTTGGTGACATATGTAAAAAGTTTAAATCAATTTACTATGATTGGTAGATTGTTGATAACACCCCCAAATTATACAATCGCTAATCACCAAAAATTAGCGATAACACCATCAATGGAATATCATACAGGGGGAACGGTTTCAGTTAATTCAATAGTAGTGACTGGAAGTGGGACAACTTGGCAAACTGATGGGGTATGTTCAGGAAACAGAATTGGTTTTGGTTCAACAAGTTCAAGTGGTATTACTCAATGGTATCGAGTTTCGTCTGTATTAAATAATACAAGTTTAATAATTTCTAGTGAGTTTGAAACTGATGGGATAACAAATGGGTTAAGTTTTCCAAATGGGACATTATATGTGATTGAGGATTTTAGATTAATATACGCCAATTATGCTACTGGAACAGCAGTGGATCGTGGGATTATGTTAGTTAAGGGTTTAAGATATGAAAATTTTACATATGGTGGTTCTACAATACCTGCCGCAACAACTGTTGATAATTTAAGAGCGACATATAGAATCTTAGATTTAACTGGAACTACCGCAACTTTTGCACCTATTGGTATTATTATGGAAGATAAAACATCTTTTACTCAGCAAAATTTATTTTCATTAAGTTATCCTACAGCATCGACATCTTCAATACAAAAATTTAACATAAGAACTCCTTTAACTTTTTTGACTGGGGGTAGATCTAATTCCCCTTATTTGTTTACGACAGGTTCTCAAGCTCATAGTGGAACTAACTTATCTGGTTATAACCCATTTATTAAGGGGTTAAATAATAATTATTATATTACAACATACACTAGAATTATAAGAATAGTCCCAGCTAATATTATATCAGGTTCAACAACATTTATTTCAGATGCTATGGTTGAGTTACCTCCTGGTTCTGCTACAACATTTTCTTTGAGTTCTCAATTAACAAGTTCTCACTATTTACCATTAGCTCAAAGATTTTATATTTCAAATACAACAGCAACAAGACATTATGTCACACCATATATCAGTGGTCAAACCACACCATTTGAACGTGTTGTACTAACTAATGACCAAGTTCAGACAAATACATATACGGTATTACAAATTACAACACCAACAGCAAATTATGTTGGTCAACCAATGAGGTCATATTATCACGATGGGTTATCATACATTTTAAGAGATGCAGGTCCATCAAACAACAATAATGTAATATACACATTACCAATAGAAGCTGACAAACAATATCATACAACAACAAATGCTTGTATTGTAACCCCAGAATTATTTACACCATCAGCAACGTCTTATAATACAATTTATGTTAATGCTAAAACATATTTCAATGATGATAATAGATTTATTGTTCCAAGAGAAAACTATGACATTTATTATAGAACAACTGGTATAACAACGGACGTTGGTTCTTGGACATTAATTAATCAAAATGGAAGTATGTCAGGTGTTACTGGAACAAGTGTTCAGTTTAAACTAGCTTTTAGTACAATAGGACATACTTGTGTTCCATCATTAATATATGGAATTAGAATGTCATATAATTCTGACGCACAACCATTATCAATACCATTTTATGAACCATCATTAAAACTAACTGATAAGAGTTCTCAGATTTTTACTTGGAGACAAAATTCACAATTCAATGAAAACATTCCTAACTTGAATATTAATATTTATGATAGTTCAAACAATTTATTATTAACAGACTCAGTTAGTGGGTCAACTAATGGTATTTGGGAATATTCAAGTAACAATGGAAATAATTGGAATTCTTGGGTGTCTTCAGCAAATACTATAGGTAATTATATTAGATATAGTGCATCAACTTTATCTGCATCAGGATTAATCATTAAACCAATATTATATATATGATAGAAGACATTGTTTACGACTCATTGTTGCTCGTATTTGAAACACCTGAAGAAACACCAGGAGGAACTATATCATCATATAGTTTTGATGGGGATAATTTTGAAGGTGGTGGTGGTGGAGAGACTAGCGTTATATTTATTAACTAAAACTATTTATGGAAACAATACATTTGGAAAAGGGTGAGGTATTACACAATGAATATAATTGTGTTGTATGTGAAACTGGTGATTATGAACCATATGATATGGTTTTGGTTGGTGAATTAAATAACCCAATTTATCCTCCAGATTTCCCACTATATCAATATACTGCCATATATGTAAAGTATGGTAAATACACAATAGAAGAAATATAAAATATTAATGTCACATCAAATATCAATATATTTGATGTGACATTAACGTATTGTTATTTGGTCACAACCACTTAGGGATAGTATTAATAATACTACTAAACCTTATTTAACACAAACAAAAGATGGGTTATTAGGTAAAATTAATTTAATTTTCCCCATAAAGATCTAAAGGGATTTTACATTTTTCTTTTATTATTTTTTCTACAAAAGAAAACATTTTTAAACCATTTTCTTCACAATATTTTTTTAATATTTGATGAGTTTGTGGCGTTATTTTTATATTCTTATCTCTTTTCATTTTTATTTTATTTATAAGTATGACAATAGTATGAAAAAAATCATACTAAATTTATTTTAAATATTTTAAATACAAAATTTTCAATAAAATCAACATATTTATTAATACAGAAATTAATAATAATAAAAATAAAAAAATAATTTAAATGGCAGCAACAGACAAAATATTTGTTAGTCCTGGTGTATTTACTTCCGAAAAAGATTTAACTTTTGTAACAAGACAAGTCGGTGTTACAACTTTAGGTTTATTAGGTGAAACACCAAAAGGACCAGCATTTGAACCAGTTTTCATCTCTAATTACGGAGAATTTATGAGTTACTTTGGGGGATTAGACCCAGAAAAATTTAATGGTAGTGGTTTTCATAAATATGAATTAAATTATATAGCTAAATCATTTTTAACACAAACTAATCAATTATATGTTAGTAGAGTATTAGGTTTATCTGGATATAAAGCAGGTCACGCATGGTGTATTACAATGGTATCTGCGGAAGATCCAGATACAGTAACTGAAGGTACAACTACTTCATATCCATTATTACTTACTTATAGTGCAAGTACAGGTGGTACCCCAGTTACAATGACATTCAATGATAGTAATTTAACTGCATTATATGGTGATGGTCAATTAACTTCAACATTTAGTGCATTAGGTTTATCTGTAACAGGTGAAACTATTTCAATTACCGATCCAGTTTATGTTAAAACTAACTGTAATTTTAGTGGTGCAACATTTAGTATGGATATTATCACATATGAAAATCTCGGTAATGGGTATGTAACTGGTACTACTTCTGGTACAGTTACAAATTATACTGCAACATGTTATACTGATGTAGATGGTAGTGTAATTGCAACACTAAGATCTAGAGGTGATTATAATGGTAGTCAACAATTGATTTATGATGTTACTGGTATAACAGATACTACAATGACTAATACTTCTTCAATTGTAAGTGATCCGTTAGCATCTTTCACTGTTAGTGGTGTTACTAACACTGGTTCATTGTTTACTTATGATGTCTGTATGGATATTACTAAGAAAAACTACTTACCTAGTGTCTTTGGTAGTTCAACACAAGATAAAGAAAGTGAATTATGGGTTGAGGAAATTTATAGTAACGCTTTTACAGATAATAATGATGCAGGTAAAGTTAGAGGTTTAACTACTTCATTCTTATATATTAGTTCAAGTCTTACAAATAATTTAGATGATTATCAAGAACAATGGAAAACTGCGTATTCACCTTGGGTTCTTTCAGAACTAAAAGGTACTGGAAGTGGTGCGACATTACAAAGATTATTTAGAATTATAACTATTTCTGATGGTAATTCAGCGAATGAAGATGTTAAATTTTCAATCCTTAATATAGAACCAGATGATAAAACATTTGATTTAATAGTTAGAAGTTTTTATGATACTGATGATAATCCAAATGTATTGGAGAAATATTCTCAACTTTCTATGGATAGTTCAGAAACTGGATATATCGCAAGAAAAATTGGTACCTCTGATGGTGAGTTTCCATTAAGAAGTAAATATATTATGATTGAGTTATGGGATGAAAATGACCCTGACGCTGCAAACCATTTCCCTGCTGGTTTTGAAGGTTTTTTAACTAGAACATATATTGGTAGTAATAGAACTGGTTTAGCACCTAAGATTGAATACAAGACTGAATATACTGATTTTAATACTACTAAATTAAGAAAAACTTATTTAGGTTTAAATAGTGTAATTGGTGTGGATCAAGACTTTTTTGACTATAAAGGATTAAATGCGGTTAATAATGGTGAATATACTGGTAGAACTGATGGTTTCCACATGGATATAAACGCTGATTCTGCGATGATAGAAATTGGTTTGCAAAGTTATTATCCATCATTACAGGTAGGTGTTTCTGCATTTACTTCTGACGCTGGATTAGTAGGTGGACCATATGAGAAATTAGCTGCAAGAAAATTCACATTTACTGCGTTTGGTGGATGGGATGGATGGGATGAATACAGAACTGAAAGAACTAATTTAGATAGTTATACTAAAACTGGTTCTAAAGGTGCGGTAGGTTTAACTAATGGTACATTCTCGACATTTGTTACTACTGAAGGTGATAATGGTATAACATCAGATTATTATGCGTTCTTGAACGGTATTTATACATTCAATAACCCAGAGGGAGTTAATATAAATGTATTTGCTACACCAGGTTTGGATTTAAGAGATCAACCAGGTTTGATTGAGAATGCGGTTGATATGATTGAATCTGATCGCGCAGACTCTATTTATATTATTACAACCCCAGATACTGATGCTGATGGAATTGCATTATCATCTGATGAGGCGGTTAGTATATTAGATGATTCAGGAATTGATTCAAACTATAGTGCAACATACTTCCCTTGGTTACAAATGAATGATACTGAAAATAACAGATATGTATGGTTACCACCAACATTAGAAGTTGTTAGAAATATCGCATTAACAGATAATGTTGCGTTCCCATGGTTTGCACCTGCTGGTTATAATAGGGGTGTAACGAATGCAATTAAAGCTAGGGTTAAACTTAGATCAGATGCAAGAGATACGTTGTATCAAGGAAGAATAAACCCTATGGCAACATTCTCAGATGTAGGAGTAGTTATTTTTGGTAATACCACATTACAAGTTAAAGATAGTGCATTGAGTAAAATTAATGTAAGAAGATTGTTACTACAGGCGAGAAAATTAATTTCTGCGGTATCAGTTAGATTATTATTTGAACAGAATGATGAGGTAGTAAGAAATCAATTCCTTTCATTGGTTAACCCTATTCTTGATAATATTAGAAAAGAGAGAGGTTTAATTGATTTTAGAGTTGAACTTGCGGATACACCAGAATCTATTGATAGAAACGAGTTGAATGGTAGAATATTTATTAAACCAACACCTGCGTTAGAATTCATTTCAATAGAATTTAATATAACTAATACTGGTGCGAGTTTTGATGATATTTAAAAATTATATAAAATGAAGATAAAAAAGACTACTATAATGGTAGTCTTTTTTATTTTATAATATTTATTATAAAATGTATTATGAAGAAATTAATTATTACAGAATCTCAATATAGAAGATTGATTAATGAACAAGAAGATTATACTGAACAATTATTATTATTGATTAATAGTAATACTGAAGATAATTTATTGATGGTAAAAGAGATGTTACCTGGATTGGGTATTAATCTTGTTAAATTTCTTTCTGATAATATTGAAAAGATAGAAAAACCTTATTTTTATAAATTTGAAAGGTTGGGTATTAATAGTGATGAAGATCATTATGAAGTTTTTAAAAATAAATATGGTACTAATTATGATATTGTAAACAATAAAATTTTTATTAATGGTAATCAAATATATGATGAGGATAGTAAAGGTACTTGGATGGTTTGGGGTTATAATGAAATTGATGATTTCGTCACATTTGAAAATAGTACTGGTTATTTTATTAAAAAAGTTATTGATGAAAATGGTAATTGGATTTGGGAAAAATATGATAAAAATAATATAACTGAATCAAAAAGATTAAAAGAACAGAGATTAAGTTATGAAGATAAGGTATCTAATGTATTGGAAAAACCATATGTTAAGAATATGGAAGAACAATTTGGTATAACTGAACCAGATCAAATAGAGAAAGTTTTCAAATTTATGTATGGTCAAGATATTAGATGTTGGGAAGATAATAGTTGTGATTTAAAGGTAGATAATATTAATAATCAAAATTTATATTGGGAATCATTACTATACCAAAATTGGGGTGAAACTGAATATGATGAGAATGGTAAACCAATATTTTATGATAGTTATAATGATGGTTGGACAAAATATGAATATGATGAAAATGGTAATATGATATATAGAGAAGATGAAGATGGTTATTGGAAAAAATATAAATATAATAAAAAGGGTGATGTAATATCTACTTTAGATAGTTATGGAAGAATATTTAATAATAGAAATATAACTGAATCAAAAAGATTAAAAGAACAAGAAGAAGAGAAAAATAAACTTAGTTATAATGAAAAAGTATCTAAGATATTGGAACCACCTTATTTCCATAATATGGAAGAACAATTTGGTATAACTGATACTAATGATCAATTGGAAGTATTAAAATATATCTATGAAAATGATATTACTACTAAGGGAATAAATATATATGATTCTAGAGGTAATGAAATATATCACGAATCCAGTGATGGTGATTGGGGTAAATCTGAATATGATTCCAGAGGTAATCAAATATATCATGAAGATAGTGATGGTGATTGGGAAAAATGGGAATATGATTCAAATGGTAATAAGATATATGAAGGGGATAGTGAGGGTTATTGGGAAAAAAATGAATTCGATTCTAATGGTAATGAAATATATAGTGAGTTTAGTAATGGTAATTGGTATAAAAGAGAATTTGATTCAAATGGGAATAATATATATTGGGTGAATAATGATGGTTATTGGAGAAAATTTGAATATGATTCCAGAGGTAATTGTACGTATTATGAGGATAGTGAAGGAAGTTGGATGAAAAGTATATTTAATAAGAATGGTAAAAGGATATATTTTGAGAATAGTGATGGTGAAATAGAAGATAATAGATAAAAAAAATTAATTATGAAACATATAATTAAAAAAATATTAAAAGAACAGGAAACTACTAAATATTTAGATAAAGTTTCTTCTATATTGGAAAAACCTTATTTTAAAAATATGGTGGAACATTATGGTATAACTAATATTAATGAACAAGAATATATTCTTAAAAAAATTCTTAATATTAATAAAATAAAAATTATTATTGATTCAGATTCTTATCTTAGAAAACATGATTATCAAATATATGTATTTAATAACCTTTTACCAGTATATAAAGAAAATGATTACCTTAATGAAGAAAATTGGTGTTATATAGAATATATTAATAATAAAATTTCTTTTAAAGAAACTTATAAAAATGGTATTATTTCTTACACATAAATAAGTTTTTAATCTTTATTAAAAAAATATATCTTAAATCATATTTTTTTTCCTTTTTCCTATATTTATTTGTAAAGTATATTATTACACTTTTATAAAAATAATAAATTAAATTCAAATAATATAATTATGTCAGATCTTATAGGAAGAATACCATTACCTTACGAACCATTAAGAAAAAATAGGTTTATCTTACGTTTCCCTTCCGATTTAGGTATTCAAGAATGGTGGGTAGTTTCATCTAGTAGACCAAAATACTCTAGTGATGAAGTTGAAATACCTTTTATTAATACTTCTACTTATGTAATCGGTAGATTCCGTTGGGAACCAATCTCCGTAACTTTTAGAGATCCAATTGGTCCATCCGCAAC